CATCAACAAATGTATCTGAGGATTTATGACTACCATCTATATAAATAAAATCATATCTATTATTCTCCTTTTCTAGCGTTGGTAATACATGCTGTGATAAACCTCTTTTAACTGTATAATTTATATTAGGAAAGAATCCTGTATTGTGTATAAAGTTATTATATATAAAATCGTCTTGTTTTAAACCTTGTATAGTATCAGACATACCACTTTCATCTTTGCTGCCTTCAAATGTATCTACTACAGTATAATTTGCTCCATCCTTTAGGTAATTTTCTGCTAAATAAATACTAGCCATACCTTCGTAGCAGCCTACTTCTAATACATCTTTTACTTCACGTTCTTGTTTATTAACATACCAGTCAAAACATTGATCCCAACCACCTTTTACATCTTCAAACCACTTTTCACTAAATTTGTAATCGTTTTTCATATTTGTAGTTTATAGCGAAGCGGTAATGATATCATCATTACTTTTATTTCTATTAGGATCTAATTGTTCGTGTTTTGAACTAATTTTTTTAACTAGGTTATCTACTGCATTATTTGCAGCTTTTACTGCTATATCATGTTCACTTTTTAATCTCTTATTAACTTCTTTTAATTTTTGTGCTTTTACAGCTTTTTTTGCTATATCAAGAGGTACGTATTTTTCCCCTTCTATTTTAACTACGTAGTCTTTTAAATTAATCATATGTTATTTATTTTGTTGTTTAAATTATTTAGATATTCTTTTCGTTTTTTACATTTATCACACTCACCACCATTTATTTTTTCATAAATGTATTTAATGCCTGTGTAGCGTAGAATATTTTCTACTATGTTTCCTAACTTCATATTGGTTTCATTATTAATGGTTTTGTTGTGTCACCGTAATTAATAGTAAAGGTTCCATCCCATTTCCCTCCATCCATAAAAATAGTATGAGCTACGTCTGTAATATCATCTATTTGGTATTTTCTTCTACTAAAACCAGCCATAAAACCTATTTGATTATTAAATCCTCCATTACTATATTTATTTCCTCTTGGTTTACCTAATAATTCTATTTCAACTCCAATTCTCTCATTAGATATTAAACCATTACAAATAGCAGCATGGTTATCATGATGTAAACAACAAACGTAAGCGGTATTACCTTTTCCAGTGTTATAATAAGTAAACTTATCTATAAACATTTCCCATTTAAATTCTGAAGTTTGAATATAATCATCCTCTACAACCCAAGTATATTTAAAATCTTTATGATTTTTATACATTACTTGAACAAACCCACCATAACTAAAGCCTTGGTTTTCTCTAAGAATTATTTCGTAGGGGAATTTTAATTTCTGTTTATCAATGTATTCAATTAAATCAGTGTCATGTTTAGTAAAACTTTCATTTATAACAAAACTAACTAAACCTATTTCGGGCTGATATTTACTTATATATTTAATGTGTGCTTTAACAAATTCTTTCCATCTAGATTCCTTATAGTGTCTTCTATTTCCGTTATAAAAGGCTACAACATAATTAATATCTTTAGGTGAATTATATAAACCTTTCTCTATCATAATGTATCGTATATACAGGTCCTATTAGGATTTCTTTTTTTATCAGTTTTCTTTCTAGATTCAACGTATGCAATTCTTTTTTCCTTTTTCGTTAAGTCCCATTCTAGCATTTCATCATTCCATTTAACAAAGGCCTTATCATATTTTTTACGTTGTTTTTCTAATGCAGCTTTTTTTTCGCTTATTGTCATTAGATCATCTTTATATGACTATTAGGTTTTATTTTTTTTGCCTTTTTTTCTTTTATTTTATAATGCACGAAAAAGTTAATGTATGATTCACCTTCAAATGCTGTAGGACGTCCGTGCTCAAATTTATCCCCAAGATAATAAAGAGACTCACCTTGTTCTAATTCAACAGAATATTCATCATGATCTAACCCTTCAACTAATATAGGCCAGTTTTTATCTTTAAAATAACAAACACTAAAAGACACAGAATGAGTATTTAATTGATCTCTGTGCATTGCTAATTTAGCACCATTTTTATATTCTCTTAAACCGTATATGTAAGTAGCCTCAAGTCGTTTACGAGATAATTTCTCAGCTAAGGGTCTAAATATTTCGTGTATACGATCTCTTTGTTCTGGATATTTATCTAAACTAAATAGATTTGTATCACCTTCGATTTGAGTAATGCCTTTCTCTTTAATAGCATTATCTTTCTCCTTCATCATTATAGATGTAACGATGTTTGTTACTTCTTTAGGTGTATTAATTTTACCAAATGCTTTATTACCGTAAAGTGGAGGTAATGTATCTTGTACAGCTTTCCATTCTTGATATAGCCTTTCGTCTTCCTCAGGCTTCCAAGCTTTTTGACGAATCCAAGAAGTTATTACATGTTTTTCTCCAAATACTACTTTTTCAGCTGAATGTTTACTACCTCGTTGTATTTTACCATTTTCATCTACATTATCCCATGTTATTCCCCATCCTTTAAGTGGTATATAAGCTCTATCAACTACTTTAAACATAGTTTCTCCACCTTCCATATCTGAATTTAAATAAATCATTAAGGTTTTAATTCTATTTCCTGATGCTAAACCAAATTTTTTCATGTTGTGTGCATCAAAGTAATCTGCATGTTCTTTAAAATAACCGCCTTTTTTATAATATTGATATTGTAATCCTTCTAACTGATCTATATTAACTCCTAAATGGTCAGCTATTTTATTTTTTAAAGCCATAACTTGTTTACTACAGTCACACAGAGCTGTAGTTTGACTTTTTCTAAAATCATTTATTGATCTTTCTCCTGCAGTTCCAACTTCTGATGGTTTTAAGTCTTTTTGACCTAAACCAATTAAGTTGTCACATTCTTGTTCCGTTAAAAAATTAGGTAATGATTCTATATCCCAGTTACTTATCTGAGCTTGTTGTTCCATTGCTTTTAATATTTCCATTCTTTTTAAAACTTTTAAATTTGTGTGTTATTGGTAGATCGTTATAAATTCTAACTTCATCTAAATGAGTATCAAAATTATAATCCGCCTTTAATTTGATTCTTTTAGGGATTAATCTAACCATCTTGTAAAGCTTTTTTCTTGGTGTTCCGTCTAGATTGAGCTTTTGGGGCTGGCTTTTGTAATTCGACGAGATATTCTCTAACCATTCTTCTGACATAACGCTTGTGTAAAGGTGTTAATTCTTTTAAAACATCATAAATTTCGTCTCTGTTTGATTTTTTCTTAATACAGAAGGTTATTTTATGATTTAAAAAACGTTTTATATTATCGTATTTGAAGATAAATATGGTTATAGCACTACCTAAAATTGTACAAGCTGCTGTGAATAACCAATAATTGTTTAGTATAGTTGATTCCATTTTATTTGTTTTCTTTTATTAATTCTTTTAAATGTATTAAGGCTATTTTAATATCTCTACTTAGCCTGTATGTTGTTATATTCGTTATTTCATGTATTTCCTGTATGGTTAACTGCTCTAAATAATGTTTTTGTATTATATAGCGATCGTAAAAGTGTAGTTGTTTAATCAACGCAGGTAATGAATCCTTCATTTTATTCCACCAATCATCTCCATCTACAACATCATAGCCTATTATATGACTATAATCATAATCTGGAAATAGTTCTCTAGACTTTTCCATTGGTTTTCTGTATTTGGTGTAAAAAGGGGAGGTTGAGGATCTAATTGCTAACGACATAGCACTTGTTAAATACCTTTCTAGAGAAGAAACTTTAGCAGAAGGAGTTACAACAACCTCATACTGTTTTTTTAAAGGTAAATTTAAGAAATAGGAAACAACGTATGCAACGAGATCACTCCCCCATTGTGAAAAATTGTATGTACACACTTTCAAAGCGTTAATATATAACTGGTCATAGACTGAGGTGAGAGCCTCGTCTACAATTTTTCTCTGTTCAGTAGTATTTGTTGATGTGTCCATTATCATTCGAGGGACAATATACGAATGCTATCTAACGCCTCCTAGCTATTCTTATCCTTTATCCACGGTAACGTTGTTGCCTTATGCGCCTTTGTTTCTCATCTCGTTTCGTTGCCTTTTG